CGCGGTGAAGATGCTGTGGCAGCATGACCCAAGCCAGCCTATCGGCGTCTGGGACGAGGTGCGCGAGGACGGCAAGGGCCTTTATGTTAGGGGTCGGTTGCTGGAGGGCGTGGAGCGCGCCCGCGAGGCCGCAGCCTTGATTGCGGCGGGTGCTATTGACGGGCTGTCCATCGGGTACCGGACGGTGAAGGCCACAAAGAATGACAAGGGCCAGAGGCTTTTGACGGAACTGGAGCTTTGGGAGGTGTCGCTTGTGACCTTCCCGATGCTGCCCAGTGCGCGGGTGGGGGCCAAGGGGGAGACCCCGGAGACGGACCAAACCTTGCGCGAGTTGGCGGCGGCCTTCGAGGGCGCGCGCCGGGAGATGGCGCAAAGCTAGAGCGCCGCAACACGACCGAAACGACAGTGGGATCAAGCGATGAGCAAGACCGAGGCACAGTCTCGGACCGGGGGAGATGTGTCTCCGGTCCATGAGGTGAAGTCCGCCGTGGCGGGGTTCATGACCGAGTTCAAAGGCTTTCGGGCCGAGATCGAAAACCGACTTCAACAGCAGGATGACAAAATGACCAAGTTTGAGCGTAAATCCATGGGGGCGGCTGCGGCGCGCCCGGTTCTAGCGGCGGCGGATGCCGGTGAGGCCCCGCATCAGAAGGCCTTTGACGCCTATCTGCGCAATGGCGATGACGATGGCCTGCGGGGTCTGGAACTGGAAGGCAAGGCGATGAGCACCGCCGTGGCCGGCGACGGTGGTTATCTGGTGGACCCGCAGACCGCCGAGAGCGTGAAAAGCGTTCTGGCCTCGACCGCGTCGATCCGGGCGATTGCCAATGTGGTGCAGGTGGAAGCGACCAGTTTTGACGTACTGATCGACCACACGGATGTGGGCCATGGCTGGGCCACGGAAAGTGACCCCACCGCCGAAACCGGCACGCCCACCATCGACCGGATCACTATCCCGCTGCATGAGCTTTCGGCGCTGCCCAAGGCCAGCCAACGCCTGTTGGATGACAGTGCTTTTGATATCGAAAGCTGGCTTGCGGGGCGGATCGCCGACAAGTTCGCCCGCGCCGAAGCGGATGCCTTCATCAATGGCGATGGTGTGGACAAGCCCACCGGGTTCCTGACCCATCCCAGTGTCGACAATGATGTCTGGACCTGGGGCAACCTTGGCTATGTGCCCACCGGAGTGGATGGCGATTTCGGCGGGGCCGAGGCGATCATTGATCTGGTCTACGCGCTGGGCGCGCAATACCGCGCCAATGCGGCCTTCGTGATGAATTCGAAAACCGCCGGTGCCGTGCGCAAGCTGAAGGACAATGACGGGCGGTTCCTGTGGTCCGATGGTCTGGCCGCTGGTGAGCCTGCGCGCCTGATGGGGTATCCGGTGCTGATTGCCGAGGATATGCCCGATATTGCAACGGGCGCGGATGCCATTGCCTTTGGGGATTTCGGTGCGGGCTACACCGTGGCCGAGCGCCCGGACCTGCGCGTGCTGCGTGATCCGTTCAGCGCCAAGCCGCATGTGTTGTTCTATGCCACCAAGCGCGTGGGCGGCGATGTGAGCGATTTTGCGGCGATCAAGCTGTTGAAATTCGCCACCTCGTAAGAGGTGAGCGATGGGGCGGGGGCCGGGCTGCCCCCGTCCGTGGCGCGCGTTTTGCCGCGACTTGCGTTGTCCAGCTGCTCCCCTTCGGACGAGCAACGTGAGGCTGCGCGCGCCTGAACCACCGGAGGGGATTGGGATGTGTGGAGTAAGTCCATGATGTTGATCGAAGAAACCACCTTGCCCGATGCGGCGCTTCCGGTGGAGGAGTTCAAGGCGCATCTGCGTTTGGGCACCGGGTTTGCCGATGGCGATGTGCAGGAGCCTGTTTTGACGGGGTTTCTGCGGGCGGCCATGGCGGCGATCGAGGCGCGCACCGGCAAGGTTTTGATCGAGCGGGGGTTTTCCTGGACCGTGACGCGGTGGCGCGCGGCGGGGGGACAACCCCTTCCGGTGGCGCCGGTGACGGCGGTGACGCGGCTTTTGCTGCGCAACCGCGATGAGGAAGAAGAGGTGATTGCGCCTGCGATGTACCGGCTTGAGCCGGATGCGCATCGGCCGGTGTTGCGCCCGGGCGGAACGGTGCTGCCCGTGATCCCCGAGGGCGGGGTGGCGGAGGTGCAGTTGAGTGCCGGTTATGCGCCGGATTGGGCAGGGCTACCTGCCGATCTGGGCCAAGCGGTGCTTTTGCTGGCGGCGCATTACTATGAGTACCGGCATGAAACGGCGCTGGGCGGGGGGTGCATGCCCTTTGGGGTGACGAGCCTGATCGAGCGCTATCGCACCGTTCGGCTTATGGCCGGGGGTGGTGCGTGATGGGGCAGGTGCATTTGAACCGACCTTTGGTTTTGGAAGGGCCTGAGCGGCTGAGCGATGGCGCGGGCGGCCATGAGGAGACATGGGCGGCGCTGGGCACGCTTTGGGCCGAGGTGCGGGCGCGCACGGGGCGCGACCGGGCCGGGGAAGGCGGGGCCGTATCGGCCACGGGGTTCCGGGTGACGGTGCGGGCCGCACCGCTTGGTGCCCCTTCGCGGCCCAAGGCGGGCCAGCGGTTTCGCGATGGCGCGCGCATCCTGCGGATCGAAGCGGTGGCCGAACGCGATAGCGCGGCGCGCTTCCTGACCTGCTTTTGCGAAGAGGAGGTGGGCCTATGAGTTATGGCGCGGCAGCGGCCTTGCAGGCGGCGATTTATCAGCACTTGGCGGCGGATGTGGGCCTTGGCGCTCTGGTGGGTGATGCGATTTACGATGCGCTTCCCTCGGGGCCATTGCCCGAGACCTATGTCACCCTCGGGCCGGAGGACGTGCGCGAGCGGTCCGACGGCACGGGCGGCGGCGCGTGGCATCGCGTGACCCTGTCGGTAGTCACCTCGGAGGCCGGTTTTCATGGCGCCAAGGAGGTGGCAGCGGCGATCAATGACGCCCTGACCGACGCGCAATTGAGCCTTTCGCGGGGGCGCTTGACGGCCTTGCATTTCTATCGTGCGCGGGCGCGGCGGGAAGGGACCGGCGATGTGCGCCGGATCGACCTGACCTTTCGGGCGCGTGTGGACGACACCCTTTAACCCATTGATTACACGGGAGATGAACCATGGCAGTTCAAAATGGCAAAGACCTTTTGGTCAAGATCGACCTGACCAGCGACGGCAATTTTCAGACGGTGGCGGGCCTGCGGGCGACGCGCATCAGTTTCAACGCGGAAAGCGTGGATGTGACCAGCCTTGAAAGCGCGGGCGGCTGGCGCGAGCTGTTGTCGGGTGCTGGCGTCAAATCGGCCTCGATCAGCGGGTCGGGGATTTTCCGCGACGCGGCGAGCGACGAGCGCGCACGGCAGATTTTCTTTGACGGGGAGACCCCTGATTTTCAGGTGGTGATCCCGGATTTCGGGGTGGTCGAGGGGCCGTTTCAGGTGAGTGCGATTGAATATGCGGGCACCCATGATGGCGAGGCGACCTATGAGTTGTCGCTGGCCTCGGCGGGGCAGCTGACCTTTACGGCGGCGTGATCCGATGGCGAACCCTTTTGCAGGTGAGGTGGCCCTGATGATCGACGGGCAGCGGCATGTGATGAAGCTGACCCTTGGGGCCTTGGCGGAGCTGGAAGCCAGTCTTGAAGGCGGGTCACTGGTGGAGATGGTGGAGCGCTTTGAAAGCGGCGCCTTTTCCAGCCGCGATGTGCTGCGCCTGATTGTGGCGGGGCTGCGCGGCGGCGGCTGGCGTGGGCAGGCGAGTGACCTGTTGAGCGCCGAGATCGAGGGCGGGGCCATGGGTGCCGCCCGAGCCGCCGCCGAACTGCTGGCACGGGCCTTCATGGCACCGGAGGGGGCATGAGCAGCGCGCGCTTTGATTGGCCTGCCTTGATGCAGGCGGGAATGCGCGGGTTGGGCTTGCGGCCGCATGAGTTCTGGGCGCTGACGCCGGCGGAGTTGGAATTGATGCTGGGCACGGGGGCCGGGGTCGCGCCCTTGCGGCGCGGGGGATTTGAGGCCTTGATGGCCGATTTCCCCGATGCGCCCAAAGACACAAAGGATGGATGACGTGGAACGATTGGATGATTTGGACGCGCAGGTTGAGGCGCTGGACGAAACCCTTGGGCAGACCACGGGGATGGCGGCGGCCTTTAACGCCGAGTTGAGCCGGGTGCGCGAGAGCTTTGCCGAGACGGGGCAGGATGTTGCCACGTTGGAGCGCGGGATCGGGCGGGGCCTGACCCGGGCCATTCGCGGCGCGGTGGTGCATGGCGACAGCCTGTCTCAAGCGCTTGAGAAGATGGCCAATTCGATGATCAACGCGGCCTTTAACTCGGCCGTGAAGCCGGTGACGGAGCATGTGGGTGGATTGCTGGCCCAAGGGGTTGGGGGCCTCATGTCGGGACTGTTTCCGTTTGAGAAGGGCGGGTCATTCGCGCAGGGCCGGGTGCAGCCCTTTGCCAGTGGCGGGATCGTCAGCGGGCCGGTGACCTTCCCGATGCGGGGTGGCACTGGGTTGATGGGTGAGGCCGGGCCGGAGGCGATCATGCCACTGTCGCGCGGGCCGGATGGCAAGCTGGGGGTGCAGGCGCGCGGCGGCGGTGCGCCGGTCAACGTGGTGATGAATGTCACGACCCCCGATGCCGAGGGATTCCGCCGATCAAAAGGGCAGATCGCCGCCGAACTGGGCCGGGCCATCGGGCGCGGCGCGCGCAACCGTTAAGGAGGGTGAGCCATGAATTTTCACGAGGTACGTTTCCCCGCAAGCCTGAGTT